AAAGATGAGATTAACTTATCCTGGTAACTTGTGGACAGATTTTAGTGTACCTTTTTGGTCATCTAAAGAGGTTAGATCTTATGCAAAGACTAAAAGAACTCCTCAAAATACTCTACAAAAACATCCAACACAAAAACCAAAAGATTTAGTAAAAAGATGTATATTAGCATCTAGTAATGAGAATGATTTGGTTGTGGATTATTTCTTAGGGAGTGGCACTACACTTGTGGTATGTAAAGATACAAATAGAAAATGTATTGGATTTGAGACTAATGAAGAGTATCAAAAAATTATAGAAAAAAGAATGGAAGTGACACCCAAGAAAGTGGCACAGTCGCCTTCTAATGGGTTGACGGCAGTGTTATAATACATTCAGTTACAAAACATTAATGCCATTACGTCCACACCAAACTGATGCTCTGGATGCTATGGCAAAGAACCCTAAAGGTCAAGTCATTGTACCTACAGGGGGTGGTAAGACCATGTGTATGATAGAGGATGCCAAGAGAGTATTCCGTACACAAGAGGTTGCAACCATTGTCGTAGTCGCTCCACGTATCCTATTAGCAGAGCAACTATGTTCTGAGTTCTTGGAAACAGGAGAGTTCAACGATGTAAGAGTTATGCATGTTCACAGTGGTGAGACAGAGCATTACTCTTCAACCAAAGTTAATGACATTAGATACCATAACTTCCTATGCTATGAGTCTAATCAGTTAATCTTTACAACATACCATTCATTACATAGAATACAAGAGAGTGATATTGTAGTTGATGTAGTTTACTTTGATGAGGCACATAATAGTGTACAACGAAACTTTTTCCCTGCTGTTGAATATTATGCAACTTATAGGGCTGACAGGTGCTTTTTCTTTACTGCTACTCCTAAGCATAGTCTTACTCCTTTCAAGGCAGGAATGAATGATACTAAGGTGTATGGTCAGGTAATTGCTAATGTACCAGCACCTAAGTTGGTTAAAGAAGGTTATATCCTACCACCTAAAGTTGAGGTATATAAGAGTCGTTTACTTAGAAAAGATGAGATCTATGCTGATGTAGAATCAGAGCAGATGATTGGTGCTATTGATAGATTAGAAGTGGATAAGGTTCTTATTTGTGCTAAGTCTACCAAACAGATTACTGGTATTACTTCTCAGTCTGACTTTTGTTATCAATTAAATGTTCGTGGTTATAATTGGATGTATATCACTGCTAAGACAGGTGCTATCATCAATGGTAAGAAAGTAGGTAGAGATAAGTTCTTTGAGACTCTCAATGCGTGGGGTAAGGATGATGATAAGAAGTTTGTAGTATTACATCACAGTATATTGGCAGAAGGTATTAATGTAAAGGGATTAGAGGCAGCATTGTTTATGCGTAACATGGATTACATTACTATCTCTCAAACGATTGGTAGAGTAATTCGTTTAGGTAATATTAATAAGACACATGGTAAAGTTTGTATTCCAGTGTATAATAATGTTGGGATCAGTACCGCACGTAAGGTTGAGTCAGTAGTTGATACTGTATTCAATAAAGGTGAACCAGCAATTTCAGTAATAACACGATGATTAATTTTGAACTATTTGATTTTCCCTCTATCTTTGGTGTGGTTAAGTCCACAGATGGATTAAAGAGGCAACAGACACGCCCATTAAGGGCAGAAGTACAAGAGATTGCCATTGCAAAGTATAGTGGTGGTCAATTAAAATATGTTGGTGATACTGAGAATGGTAGAGACTTCTTAGGTATTCACGATAATATCTATTATGAATCAAAGGGTATGGATGGATTGTTTCTTAAAACAAAACCATATACCAGAGAGGTAACACTTATGAATTTTAAAGGTAGGAATAAAGGGTTGCCAGAACAAACATTTGATTATATGCTATTATGGGATACTAAGAATTATACTGCTGGAATATGCAGTTGGAACTCCTGTATGAAAAATACAAAACTTAAAGATGATTCTGTATCATTTAAAGTCAATTTTGATGATATTACATTTGTTGCAAAGAATGTAGTACCTAAAGAGAAAGGTGACTTTGGTGCTAAACTTTATAATCTAATCAAAGAAAGCGTATGAACATTAAAGAAGACGAATACATGTCAAGTGATGTGTGGAAAAGAAATATTCCACCAGTTACTAATTTCAAAAGAGGAAGTACCTACAACCAATTTGGTATGTGGGTTATGTGGACTTATTATATCATTGTTGCTATGATGATAGTAAGATTAATCTGGGTATTAAATACGTGAATATCTTTGTAACTAATCCTGATCCTCATAAATCTGCTACTGAACTACCTGATAAACATGTAGTTAAGATGCCATTAGAAACATGTCAAATGCTTTCTATTGTATTCTCTCATTGGTATTATGATTGGGGTGATGATTTAGTTAAGAAGAAAGATGGTACACCTTACTCAGTTGCTAAGGGTGCTTTCCGCAATCATCCTTGTACTCAATGGGCAGCAAATAGTATATTCAATACTGCTTGGTTGATTCAACATGGATGTGCTTTATCTGATGAGTATTCTTATCGTTATGGTAAATTACATGGATGTCATAAAGCATTATTTGAAGCAAAGAAAACATTTCATAGATGTGCTGGTGAGGTCATTACTTGCTATTGTATGGTAGAATGGTTCACAAGAGCTATGCCTGATGAGTTTAAGAAGGATAGAACTATCGACACCTTTACTGCTTATCAAAAGTATATCAATTCTAAACCTTGGGTAAAGGATAATTACCTACGCAAACCTGAACGCAAACCTTCTTGGATTCAATGAGAGACACAATTCTATTTGGTGACTGTAGAGACACCCTCAAACAGTTTGATGAGAAGGCAAGGATGTGTGTTACATCCCCACCTTACTATGGTCTGAGAGATTATGGTGGTGAAGAATCGCAGATAGGACAAGAGCAAAGTCCTGAAGAGTTTATTGATGAGTTGGTCAAAGTATTCAGAGAAGTAAGGAATGTGCTTACTGATGATGGAACTTGTTGGGTAAATCTGGGTGATAGTTATTACAACTACAGGAAGGATGGGTGTATTCCTAAACAAACATTCGCAAAGAATAGACAAGATCTACCTGAAACAACACCCAGAAGATCTAATAAGTTAAAGGGATTGAAAGAGAAGGATCTCATTGGTATTCCTTGGATGTTTGCATTTGCTATGAGGGCAGATGGGTGGCATTTGAGACAGGATATTATATGGCATAAACCTAATCCAATGCCTGAGAGTGTGAGGGATAGATGTACCAAGGCACATGAGTATATCTTTTTGTTTAGTAAGCAAAAGAATTACTTCTATGATAATGAAGCAATCAAGGAACCTGCTACTGATTGGGGTACAAGAGATAGAAGTAAAGGTAAGTATAAAGTAAATGATTATGGTCAAACTCCACACTCAGGTTTAACCAAGAGCTATGAGAAGAAGAATAAGAGATCAGTATGGAGTGTAACCAAGAAACCATATAAAGGTGCACATTTTGCTACCTATCCACCCGATCTAATTGAACCCTGTATCAAAGCAGGAAGCGAGGTAGGAGATATTGTATTAGATCCATTCATGGGATCAGGAACTACTGCTGCTGTGGCAAAATCACTAGGTAGAGACTACATTGGATGTGAGTTACATGAAGACTATGGTAATCTAATTCAGAAGAGAGTGGGTGAATATCAACCAGTTGAAGAAGTGTCACAAAACACTGGCGTAAACATCTTAGATCTTATATAATATGTACATACCAAAGGAGGAACCCTAATGCGTTGTGAAGTCAAACTGTATGTTGCAGGTACAGTCTTTTATGAAGATGTATATGCAAGAGATTATAGAGAAGCAAAGCAGGTAGCTCTTGCACGTAATCCAAATGCCACTGTTGTGAGTGTTAATGCCAGATGAGATTGACACAAGAAGTAATTGATAAAATTCAATTAGCAATGACTCATACCAAAATGAATGGTGAAACAAACTGGAAAGATGGTGATGAGATTGATGTGTGTCTTGGTGGAACATTTGCTGGAGATAAATTTATTTCAATTATAAACAGAACTCGTAGCAATACTACTAAAGTATGATAAAATGGTGGAGGATATGGAAGTATGCACTTGGTAGCTTCTCTGATGAAAAGACTAAACGATACGACAATTACATTGTTTTGGTACGTTCTTTTATTTTCATTTCTTATCTCATTACTAACTGTTTTATTATTAGCGGAGTAATCCGTCATTGGTGATTTATGAATATCTTTGTAACAAGTCCTTGCCCACATGAGTCAGCAAAAGTATTGCCTGATAAACATGTGGTCAAGATGCCTTTAGAGACATGTCAAATGCTCTCTATTGTCTTCTCACACTGGTATTATGATTGGGGTGATGATTTAGTCAAGAAGAAAGATGGAACCCCTTACTCGGTCAAGAAAGGTGCATTCAGGAATCATCCTTGTACTCAATGGGCTGCTGCAAGTTTATTCAATACTGCATGGTTGATACAGCATGGTTGTGCTCTATCTCAAGAGTATTCATATCGTTATGGTAAGATACATGGATGTGCTAATGCATTGTTTGAAGCAAAAAAAACTTTTCATCAGATGACAGATTATGTGATTACGTGTTATAATATGGTCGAGTCCTTTACTCGTGCAATGCCTGATGAGTATAAACATGACACAAGCATTGACACTTTTACTGCTTACAAGAATTACATTAGCAGCAAACCTTGGGTTGCATCTAATTATCTTCGTGACCCATCCAGAAAACCAGATTGGTTATGAATAAAATATTATTTGGAGACTGTCGAGAGACACTAAAGACTATTGATGTCAAGGCACGTATGTGTGTCACATCGCCACCTTACTATGGTTTAAGGAACTATGGTAATGAAGACAGACAGATAGGGATGGAGCAGACACCAGAAGAATACATTGAACAGTTGGTTGATGTATT